AAGATTCCTCAATTTTTTCTTTTTTAACCTTTGCCATAAGCCTAATAATTAATTACACATTTTAAATTAAAATTGGTGTAAATCCCGCAGCTACTATTTTATTTTCAGTAGTCATAATGTCATTATAACATTTGGAACCCCATTTCGCTAACATTAAAGCAGTGTAATTATCTTTTCTCGCTCTATTGGGAGAATTGGAACGCTTTAGGTGTTGAGGCAAGTCGAAATTAACAGAACCACGACTGCTAGTAGTGAACTCAACTAGCGAACATTGCTTCTTAGTGTTGTAAACTAATAAGTCTTGGTGTTCTATTAAGTCTAGTTTGTTCCAGTCCTTATTCTCTTCCACGAAGATTATTTCTTCTGGAATCCTCTTATTAATCTCTTCATTAAAGAAATTCTCATTAGCGACAGTCTTTGAAGCGAACCAAATTTTCTTATAATCAATTGCCGCTTGTAGGTTTTCGTTACCTCTTCTGATAAACGTAGTAGTGAATACTTGAGTGACTGCTATCTGCTTGTTCTCAAGGTTATATTGGCTCTTAGCTTTTTGCACCATCCTTGTATATTCAATACCCTCAAGATCAGAATCGAAATCAATAAACTTAATCTTCTCAGATTCTGAATTCACATATTGAGATTCATTATAAGTATTAAAGAAGATATCAGCGCCAGCATTATCGCAGATTATGTAAACAATATTAAAGCTCGTCATTAAGTAATGGAAGTATTTGATGTGAGTATTTAAGCTCCCAAGGCCAGCATAACAATGCACTAGGGTATCGTTCTTATTTTCTCGGTCTATTTCTAAAATACCCATTGCAAAATAGTCAGCATTTGGACTATCGCTCATGTTAGGGTCCATTGCTAAAATATATTGCTTACCACTATCTCCTTTAATTTGAGAATGGGGGCGTTCTTCGAACTTAAGGGTACACTCTTCCATTTTCTTCATGCTAAAATAAGAATCGCTACCGTCAGTGAATTGAGCGCAATACTCTCTTAAGAAAGAAGCATGAGAAGCTCCACCATTTTGCGCTTCTTCTGTAATTGAAGAGTCTATCATCTCTAGAGGGAGAGCTTCGTAACTTAATTGAGATACAAAATAAGTAGCACTTGTTGGCTCCTTTGAATAGATATTGTCACACCACTCTTTGTAAGTCTTATAGAGGTTCTCAAAAGTATAAGAGGCTGAAGATAGGGCAATCATTTTAGAAGTGTTCTTAAACTCCATGCGGTCAGCCTCTGTCATCGCCCCTTGGCTAATTAAATCATCTTCTTGTTCGCGAATACTAATACGTTCTTTAATATCTTGCGGCACAATCAAGAATGGCATCAATACATTCTTAATAATGTCTTCCGGTAGAAGCATGAACTCGTCTAGCACAAGTACGTTAGCACGGAAACCACGAATCTTTTCGCCGCTTAGAGGGATAGCTTTTATTGAACCCTCATTAATTGACCAATCGTATTCATCATTGCGTTTTGACTTTGCGCCGAACGCTTGCATCAAAAGATCTGCGCCTTTAGACTCAGTAATCTTTTCTATTGAATTGAAAATGCTCCTTGCTGTTCTAAATGTTGGACCAGCAATTAAGATCTTGCTCTTGGGCTCAAATATGCATTGTAAAAAACAAAATACCGCAGCAGAAAAAGATTTGGAAGCACCACGACCCCACACGTTGAGACAAAAGTTTCTATTTAACATGGCTTTAATTACAACCTCTTGATAAGGCCATAATTTTATGCCAGAAATTAGCTCTGTAGTTATGCCGATATTAGAACGTAAGAACTTGGCTAAAGTTATCTTAGCCTCTTTGTCTTCAAGAGTATCTTTTAGTCTAGAATATTCATCGTTTAGATTTGGAATTATTCTATTATACTTTTCTGGGGTATACCACATATTATAGCATCTTTAGGTCGTAGCAAAGTTGCAAATCATACTTAAAAAAGTTCTCATCAGTAGAAAACATCTTCTCAATTACTCTAACAGACTCTTTGCGCCCCTTTGCAAATAAGAATTGTACATGAGGGTATTTTTGTATTAGCTCTCTGACGTTATGGAATATAAATTCAGGGTTTACCTTTGTAGCTTTCTTGTATACATGAGGAAGATAATTAAATGACAGAGTATTGCTTAAGCTCTCTTCTACAATGATGACCATGTTAGCTTTAGCTTCACTTGCCTTCTCAATCTCTCGACAAAATCTTTCGTAACCTGCACTTAGTGTGCCAATAAAATCAGAAATAGACTTCCTCTCAAAATAAAGTTTGCCATCATAGCTTGGATGACTAAATCCATAGTCTCCAAACTTAAGGGTGCGAACTTCAGATGCCATATTGAAGATGAATGGCTTCTGTTCTCGGGTATCAATATAAATAATTGAATCTTTGGTTTGTAATTGAGCTAGATTATCCAAATTATTTGGATATACATACTTATTTTTAAACCCAAGATCTTCAGCGAGCTTGTAGTAGTCACTAAAAATTTCTTGTAAGTAAATAACACTTGGACTCAATACACTACGAAGCTCAACTTGAGAGGGAGTATACTGCAAACCTTTCTTCTCTTTCCTCTTAATAAGGAAGTCTTTGCAATATTCTCTTTGCTTCTCTAATGACTGAGCCTTGAGCCAGTTCTTAAGATTGTTTTTATTATTAAAGTCAGTATTGAAATACTGTTCTTTATTTTTATAGATGATTATTGAATTATCAAAAGCATCATAGCGAGGGTGCTGTTGTTGATAGTATTCTATTACTCTAATCTTATGAGCCTTGAGATGGCGATTAAAATCTGCATCTGCTTCATAAACTTTCTGACATATTTTACATGTTTCAGCCATTTAACACCTCATCTTCTGAAATTCCTAATATACGGCACTTGATTTCATCCATTGTAGAGAGACGGTCTATCTCGTTCTTGACCATCGCCTTTCTCCTTTCGGCAAGTTTCAATAACCGTGTGCGAGAATCTTCTTCTTTCCACATCTGAACTAAATTGAGGATACTGGCGTTCTCTTTTATTTGCTTGCTAAGGCGATCACTTCGTTTTACTTTAAGATCATTAAGAAGTTTTTGCTGGCGGATAGTCGATTGGTTGTATTCGTTTCTTGCACCGCTAATGGCCTCAATAAGAGCCATAGGAATTTTGCCACCCCCATCCACTTCCATATCAATCTGATTTTGGAGGGTCTGGATGGTCTCTTGGATGTTGGCAGATATGACTACTTCAGTAGCTAGTACAATGTATTGGTCAACTTCTTCTTGAGTAAGGTCTGGCTTATCAAATGTATAACGGACAAAAGAGCTTTCAAATAACTCACGATCAATATTAGAGGAGTAACTGTTTATTTGATGGAGAAACCGATAAGTATGCATGTATCCAATGATAGCATTAATAGCCGCCTTCTGGCGCGAAGTGACTTTGTCTTTGTCAATGCCTTCATGGACGTATCTATTGATGCGAAAGAGCATCCGCTCAAAAGTCTTTGGCGGCATGTATTGAGAATCGGCAATACTCTCTGTATCTCTTTGAGATACTGGACCTGCTTGAATTACTTTTTGATCAAGGGTCTTAATGAACTCAATTATTGTACGAGTCTCTTGACTGAGGCTAGTAAGATTTTGATTATTAAAAACACTTTTAGTAATCTCAAGTGCGCCCATTGAACCGGCGTTATTAGCAGCAAATTCTTTTTGTTCTGGAGACAATTCAATCTTATCTTTTGCCAAGTACTCATACGAAGCCCTTGCTTTAATTTGTCTTGTTGATAAGAACTCTTTAACCTTCTTGCCGTGCCAACTTCTACCGTCTGCGCCTTCAGCGTCAGGAAAAGCAACCCTAACAAGTTCAAGCAGAGAAGGAGGATTAGTAGCGCGGTTGTTCCACTCATTTAAAATTGCCAGTCTCTGTTGGTCGTTAAGTTCTTGAGGTTCATTTTCAGCCATAAATTTCCACTTCTCCATTTGTAATGCACTTCTTAGCTTTTATAAGGATAGATCGCTTTAAGTTTTTTATCTGTTTATATCCGGGAGATCGGTTCTTTTCAGTAGTCTTAAAGCCTAATAGTTTTGCTACCTCTTCTTCTTTTTGATTCTTTAAGCAAAGCATCTCGTATACCATCCACTCTGCTGGCTTTAGTACTTTCTTTAATGCCGAAGATAAGCTATGAGTACTTCTTAGAAGGTCAAAGCCTTCGTTGGTCATGTCGTGGACTTCTTTAATGTGATTTTCAAGAGGAAGAGTTATTTTTGTATTGAAAGCGTCTTTTTTATTACGCTCCCAATGAGAATACATTGGGCACTTCTTACACTGCTCTCCATATATTGAACAAGAATCATCCCACTCTGCCGCCGCACACTTCAAACAAGGTCTAGCATAATTACCATAGTTATTTCTTATAATGTTTTTTATCTGATTAGAGATAATAATGTTTAACCAAGGGGCAAGAGGTTTTTGTGGATCATATAGGCTCCATTTTTTATAAATGTGAATCCTTAATATTTGCTCAACGTCCTCGAAATCAATCCAAGACAATGCCGCAAGGGTCCACTTGCTCTTGCGCTTGCGAATTTCTTCGTCTACTATAGCTATGCTATTTTCAAAGGATTGTTTTTGGACGGGAGGAGACATTTTTATTTTTGCCTTAGTGTACCAGCTTCTTGTTTAAATATTTTCATCATCTCTCTGGCAGAGACCTTCTCTGCAAATCTTTGTTGACCTTGCAAGAGTTGATCTGGTACAGTACCAGCAATTTTAGAGAGAGACTCTCTCCTTGGCGCATCAAATTGGATATCAACATCTAGACCACCTTTTAATTCAGGAATTCCGCTAGAGAATTCAGAACTATCTTCCTCATCATCATCTTCAGTATCCATTTCTTCTTGAGCGCGAACCTTATTTTCTCTTAGCTTCTTATCTTCCGGCTTTTCTACGACGACACCATAGAACGGAGTGCCACATGTAGAGCAAAATTTTGGTTTTGCTTGTGTATATAAATTAGGACCTCCACATTTAGAGCAGTAAATTTTTTGCATAATTCATTTATTTATTATAGTTTGATAATAGCAAATAAGCAAGTGTAATTGTAGAAGAATGAAGTATTCGTTTAAAAATAACGAAAAGGTTGAATACGTCATCAATTGGGCCAAACCCCCCAGAGGTTGCTATGGCATATGCGATTCGCCAGAGATGGACGATCCAAAGATTATAATTGATCCCAAATTAACAAAACAAAAGACGATCAACATTCTAATACATGAAGTATTACACGCATTCTTCTGGCACGAATCAGAAACAAAAGTGACTAAATGCGCGAATACCTTGTCAAG